TTATATCAAAATATTACAATATACCAATTTTTTTTCAATTTTTTATGTAAAAATAATATATTATTTTTAATGTAAAAAATATCAAGAAATATCAAGAAATGAAGGTACTAGTAACTGCCCTTTAGAAAATATTGTAAAAAAAATCAATAAAAAAATTAACAAGATACAAAATTATTATACTGGAAATATTCGTATTGATTTATCCGATAATTATTTGACAGATAAAAGCATTTTGGAATTGTCAAAATTTTTAGATGGTAATTCTTTCTTATCAGCAAAATTAACAAAATTAAATCTTAGACATAATAGAATAACAGCTGGATCATTTCCATATATCAAAAATATTTTGAATTCATGTCCAAATGTTAAAATAAATATACAATGCAATCGTGTGAATAATGAACAAGTTGAAAATGAATTCCAAAATGTTATACACAGAATAAAATTTGGAGTTTATTAAAAAAAAATTGATCAAAAAAAATCACAGTACATATTTGTTAATACAAAAAATAATTATCAAAATGAAATGTTTCCAATGTGATAATAACACCAATGAAAGCGAATATACGTATTTTTGTTGTGAATATTGTTATTGTGAATTCATTAATCTATTGCAAACAAATAAAATACCAGAAGATGAAATCTATCCAAATTTAAAATTGGAAGTTAAATACAAAAGAACAAGTGGTTATGGGTGTAAATATGAAATTAGGTATTATCAAGTTCCTATTATGTTCAACAAAGAAGATTTTGATGATGCTGGTTATTTGAATTGTGGAAATCATCATTATTTTAAATTTGATAACAAAAAAAATAAAAATGCTGACTACTGCATAAAAAAAGTAAAATTAATTAAACCACAAAGAAATAAATTAGAATAAGTTAACTATCAAGAAAGTTGATGGCTAACTTATTATGTTCAGCATTTAAATAATGTGTTTCTTTTACTTTTATCAAGAAAGTTGATTGTTAATTTATTATGTTCGTAAATTTGCGTATAATAAATTAAGAAAGTTGATTGTTAATTTATTATGTTCGCAAAGCAAAAATAGTATAAGCAATCAACAAGACCGAAATGTGAAAAAAACGGGCGGCATTTTTATACACAAACAAATTAATTGGAATCCCATAATTACGCATATTTAAAAATTCTCAATACAACATAAATTGAGGGTGCATAAAATACTAGTTTTTAATTTATTTATTAATAATATTTTTTTGCCAAATAAACTTTTGTAAAACATTTAAAAAACCCGTGTATCGTTTTTCCATATCTTCATTTTTGCAAAGCAAAAATAAGATATCGGAAACACTAGTGGTTATAGTATTACATTTTTGCAAAGCAAAAATGAATACATAACAACGAAAAAGCGAGTAAAACTTAGAAAATCGCAATACGATTTTCGAGTTTAACCTGCTCGTATTAATATTGCTTTGCAATATTAATAGAGACAAGGTCACTACGTTCCCGCGTTTCCTCTAACGCCCGTTGGGCTATCATGGCACGTATGCGCTAATATCGTGAATTGTAAAAAGGTTATTTAACTATTTTTTTATTCATCTATGATTAAATCATACATCAAATTTTTATTTAATTTATGATTGAATTGTACATCTTTCAGAATATGCGTATTCTAAAAAGTTTCCCACAAGGGATACATCAAATTTTTTTTTTATTTAATTTATGATTGAATTGTTCATCAAATTTTATAAATAGGGAGTCCTTGGACACTCGGAGCTCGTGTCCATCGGACACGCACGACGACAAGGTTTATGAACTCTGGCACCTTTCTTGATAATGAAAACGAACGGGTGTATATATATATATATATATTAAAAAGAATTTTGGTAGAACTTATAAAATCGTTATAATAAACAGCAGCAGTAAATTATTAATTCCAATAAGGATTAGTTGCATTATTTTTGAAATTATTATCGCCATATTTAAGATTTTTTTTAAGGTTTAAATATTTGGTTTTGTATTTTTTGTATTTGTAATTATTATCTTTATTTATCATATTATTCAATTCATTAGCTGATTTTGGAAATGTATCTAATATTTTAACATTCGGATAATGATTTTTAATAAAAATAATAATATCACTAGATAATTTTTTGCGACAACAAATTGCTACTAGATATCGGTGCAAATTAATTTTTTTTTTTAACAAAATTTCATGTGACATAATGCTATGATCAGGATCCATTTTTTTTATGTTGTCAATATATAAATTTATTTTATCTAGTACTTTATTAACGTCATTAAATTTATAATTTACTTTGGTTGTTTCATTGATATGACTACCTATCCACGATAATGCATATCTAAATGAGCGTTCAAATAAAATATCAGTACTTATAATAAAATTAACTCCGCCATGAAATGATATATTATCTCCTAGCAATGTAAAATAAACATATTGTAGTGGTACACCAGATATACCTTGTTGTTCGGAATATGTACTCGAGTATAAATATCCATCCGACAAAATTTTTAATATTTTATCATTTTGTGGATCAACTACACTATGCACCAAATAATATTTTGACATTAATATTTATATAAACATACATAATATATAAATGTTGTGTTCTAAAAATATGTGCTGGTGTATATTTTCTAAAACGAAACACCATAATGTAAATTTAAATATTATTTGATACATATATCAATATTTAAAATTTGAAATATAAAGATATAAAGGTGTTGATTTTATTTTATATTATTTTAATCAATATAATTATCTATTGTGGATGACCCAATGACTGAATTTATTGATAATCACACGTATTGTGCATGTGGAGAAAAAGTTAAACCAGGTGAATATCATAAATGTATTGTTTTCGAACCATCCTATGTTCCGACCAATAAATATCAATGTGTATATTGCAAGTCGTTTATGACTCCAATCAAAGGAAACGGAACAACAACGTGTGGATCTTGTGGTAGAACATTACATGGCGCTATTTCTAATCCAAATTTTACAGTGGTGCATCGTCCGGGAACCACACAATCTTCCCCAAGTTATTCATGGCCTAGTTCAATATCAACCGAGTTATCATTTATGAATTCTGGAAGAGGTTTCGAAAATTCAAGCTATTATACGTCGAATTCTGGAAATATGTATAACCCAGTTAGGAATAGTTCATCATTTGATTCTGGTAATGCTTGGCATAATATTTCTGCGCATGTTTATGATATCACACATTAAAAAATGTCTTTTTATTGCGTCTTTACTTATTTTATTATGAATCATAAATCAAATTTTTTTAATTTATGATCTATTTATTCATCAAATTTTAAATATATTTTTGAATTAATATTTTAGAAAATATTAGAAAATAGGGAGTCCTTGGACACTCGGAGCATCAAATTTTTATTCATTTATTATTAAATCATATATTTATCGTTGAATATCATCTTTTTAATTTCAGCTTCTTTCTTTATTTGTTTTTCTACTATTTCATTGTTAATTGTATCACCAAAACAATATGCTTTATTTATTAAACGGATGATGATATTAATTTCATTTAAATCAGTAGTTTTATTAATTACATTGATCAAGGAATCATAATTTTTATGATTGATTTCTTCTATTTGTGATAATAAATCTTTAGCCATTTCTTGTTTTAGATTTAGTTTTATGTTATTTATTTTTTTAAGTTTAAGTAATTTATCAAATTCTTCGATCGTCATATCACCTAAAATATTTCTCCTTTTATTATTTGATAAATCACCAACTATTGGTTTACCTGATCTTTTAATTGATTCACATACAATATGACGATTGTTATATAGTTGGGTTTTCAAGTTTGTGACAAGTCTTTTTTTAGATCTTAAATGTGTTTCTAATTTGGGTTCCACGGAATCTTTAATTTCTGTTAATTTATTTTCAATTAATTTACTTTCCCCTTCAGGAAGAAGATCTTTTATTACATTGTATATTTTTAATAAATCTTTTTGTTTGGTATTTAACATGTCATTGATGATAGAATGTATGTTTTTTTTAATCCATGTATTGCCATTAAAAATATAACCATAACCTGAATTTAAATCGGTATATCCGACATTATGATATTCTTTTTGTTCAGGATTAATGTTGGTTTTGATAACAATCATAATAATTGGATTATCATCTGAATCAAAAATACATAAAATATCATCAGTAGATAGTTTTTCGATTTCTTCTTGACCAAATGGATATAACATGAAATAATTTTTATTGGTTACGCTGTTAATGTTATTGATTATAACATCTCCACTATTATTATTTTGATACACATTACTATTTTCAGCATTAATATGATCAGCTTGTTTTGTGATATCATCATGTATTGATTTTATATGTCTATCCAATGTATATTTCCTACTGTACGATTTATTGCAGTATTGACATTTATTTTTTTGATTTTCTTCTACAGTGCACGGATTTTTCCTATTAATGTGATTTTCTAAATGTGATTTTTGTTGGAATTTTCTGTGGCATTTTGGACATTCATGTATAACCATCTTATTATACTAAAAAGGTTATTTTTACCTAATTTATAGCACATTTTTTGCACATTTTAGGTCACATTTAGGTATTTTTTGTATGCTTTTTATTTTTGTATTTTGTTAAAAAATAAAAACACCAGACAAAAACCTAAATGTGCAACTTTCCGCGCGGCATTTTAATACACGAATAAATTAATTGGAATCCCATAATTGCATACATTTAAAAATTCTCAATACAACATAAATTGAGGGTGCAAAAAATACTAGTTTTTAATTTGTTTATTAATAATATTTTTTTGCCAAATAAACTTTTATTTAGTAATTTATTTTGGTGTATTAATTAATACACTAAAATAAACAAATAAACAAATAAATATCATCATCTTACACACCAAATCTATTATAATATTAAATATTATTAGGGATAGTGTATTATTCTTTAAAAACTGAATAACTATTGAATCTTTATTTTATGTCCATTTGATAGATAATTATTATTGTATTATTATAATAGATTTGGTGTGTAAGATGATGATATTTATTTGTTTATTTTGAAATATTTGATTATATCGTCCACATTTATTTTTATATTGTGGTCCTTTTTTTAGCTTTTTCGATATCTTCATTTATAAGATGTTATTTTCTTTACTGTATCTAATATTAATTATATTTGATAAGTAATATTAGATACAGTAAAGAAAATGACATCTTATAAATATATATATCACTGATATACATATTAATAATTATTTTTTTGGAACCCAACTCTAATAGCCATGTTTCCAAAGCCATTCCGTTACATCATAATGATTATTTTCATCAGCCAATATACTGGCCTGGTTATTCCATTTAGCATTGATCTCATGTAACCATTCTAATATATACAAATGTCCATGACTAGCAGCTTCAACAAATGTCCACT